ATGAAAAGGAAAATTCAGGAAAGAAACACCTACGTTACCTTAGAGCAATCCTTTAATGAGTTTATCCAGCAGAAAGAAGCTAATGGGTTATCCCCTGCCACGCTCCGCAATTACAAGTTATCCTATCACATCTTCTTTGACTACAATGAGTTTGATAGCGAAACTCCAATTACTGAAATTAACCAAAATCTCATTAATAAATGGATTAATCATATGCGGAAGGAAGAAATTTCTCCTTCTAGCATTAACCACTATTTGCGTGATTTCCGCACCTTCGTTAATTTCTGCATCAAGCGTGAATACATTGATGTTCCAATAGAGATTAAAGAAGTTAAGCAGCAAGAAGAACTTCCTAAATTCTATAGTGATGAAGATATTGAAAAGCTATTAAGGAAGCCTGAAAACAATGACACCTTCGCTAAATGGCGTATGTGGGGTATCGTTAATTTTGTTCTTGCTACTGGAGCTAGAGCTGCAACCATCCGCAACGTTAAGTTAGACGATATTGATTTTGATAATAAGGTAGTTAATCTTAGTAATCATACCAAGAACCGCGAAGCCTTAAATATCCCTCTTTCCTCTACCTTGGAAAATGCTCTTAGAGAATATACACGCAAATGGCACATTTCAGATTATTTGTTCCCTAATGTTGGAGACGAACAATTAACTGACGGAGCATTAAGAAGTGCCTATGTTCGCTATTGCCAAGATAGAGACGTAGAACAAACTAATATACACGGCTTGCGGCATTCCTTCGCACGTGCTTGGATTATTAACGGCGGCAATCAGTTTAAGCTACAGCGTATTATGGGACATAAAAATCTGTCTATGACTAACCGCTACGTTAAGCTGTTCGCACAAGACTTAAAAACAGATTATGAAAGTTATTCCGCACTTGATGTTATTAAGAAGAAGTCTAAAAGAACCAGTCAGTTCAAAAAGGGGAGGTAATAATACCTCCCCTTCTTTTTATTTATGTTCTAAATGTTCTATTTCTTCTTTAATAACTTTAATGCTGCTTTCCGCTTTATACATTCTGTCGATTAAGTTATTGTGTTTATTCACCTTTTGCTCCAACTAATCAACGCGATATAAGATTAAGGCAGTAGTTTTCTTATTAACAAAATAAACGCTTGCCAAAGTTCCTATTAAGCCTATCGCCGCCACAATAATTGTTTCCATTTTTATTCTCCTTTTGGATTATTCAGTAAATTCTATAAACTCCTCTAACTCCATTAAATCCATAGCAGACATATTTACATTTTCCTTTAAACTTACTTTTACTTTTTGGAAATTCACAAGTTCAACTTCTGTTTGAAGTAATGCTTCAAGTTCTTTATCTTGATTATCTGCCAATTCGCTAATCTTTTCGCGGTTATCATCAAAATAACCTAAATGCTCATTCATTGTTTTAATAAGTTTATATGTTTCGTAGGCTGTTTTTAATGATAAATCCTAATTCGCCATCTTTCTTAATGCCGCTACAGAATTTACAATTCTACCTAATGTAATTTTCATAATTATAATCTCCTTGATTGTTTTTATGCGTGTGTTGCCTTTTTGCCGTTAATGGCAAGCTCGTTAGCACTATAGCAACTTAATTTAACTGTGTTATAACCTGATTTCAAATAAATATTATAAGCATAAACATTGTTCCAGTAGTAAGAAGATGAACCTAAATCATAAGTAGCATTTCTGGAAGGTGTGATTGTTGTATAGCTACCAGAGCTACTAGAACCGCCTATTGTTGTTGTGCCAACTTTTATACTACTGGCACTACCAGCAGTAATATAGCAACTGGAAGAAAGATAAATCTTACTGATATATGCCGTTCCCCAATAATTAGAAGAACCTCCAAGAGTATAAGAAGTAGTAGGTGGTTTTAATGTATAACTATCTAAGGAAATATAACAGGCAGAACCATCACGCAATGAATTATTAAATTTCTAACCATTCAATGTAAGATTTCCAGAAGCATCACAACTTAAATAGCATTTATCACTGCCGCCGGGATAGATAGTAGTTCCATAAATCTTTTTAAATGCCTATGAGCCTACCATTCCAAGACTTATATTTCCGTTCATATCACTTATACGACTATTAGAAACATTGTATAGCAAATTACCAATTTGGATTGACTAGGCAGCCTTTAAAACAAGATAATCCATATTTGCGGAAGTACTATCGCCGCCTATGTGTAAGTAGGAACTTGCGGAAGTAATAACCAATTTATCACTTGCGTTATATATATTTCTAACTTTTAATTGTGAAGCATCAATTCTATCTGCGGAAATAGTGCCTGTTGTAATTCTACTGCCGTCAATCGTAGTAGTGCCACCACTCTTTAAAGAATTGATTGTGACATAGCCAGATAAGTCAATCTTTTCAGCAGCTAAGGTTGCCATTCTATCAGTGATAGTAAAGTTGGATGAACTTGTGCCGCTTTTGATAACCCAATCAATCTTACTTGCGGTTTGAGATATTGAAGAAATATTTCCTTCTGCGGTTGTTATTCTTGTGCTAAAACTGTTTGCCGTTTGTTTGGCTTCACTGGCTGTTGTAGCCGCACTGTTCGCCGTATTTTCTACTGCGGTAATTTTAGTGCTAAAGCTATTTGCCGTTTGTTTAGCTTCACTGGCAGCGGTTTTAGCACCATTGGCTGTTTCCTCTACACTTTCAACCTTTGTTGTAATACTGTTTACATTTTGCTCTATGGTGCTTTGCTTTGTTTTTAAAGTTTCTACTTCACCATCAAGATTATTGAGTGTTGTTTGAACGCTGCTAACCGTAGAAGTTAAACCGTTTGCCGTTTGCTTTACTTCACTTACATCTGTTGTAATTGTCGCTATTTGTTCTTTAATATTTCCTTGTTCATCGGTAATAGTTTTCATTGAACCTTTTACTTCTGTAAGTGTCGATTTCGTTTCATCAACAGTTCTAATCAATTCATTTGTCTTATTGTTTAACGCCGTAATCGCACTATTCACTTCTGTCTTTTGGGTATCTCTGCGTTTGTTGCCGATACATTCAAATTCACAACCAGAGAATTTAATAGACTTCTTCATTACATAACAAGTCTTACCATTAACTGTGATAATATCGCCGCAATTAATACCAAAGTCTTTATAAGTGCTAAATTTCATCGGCGTGTATTTAATTGTCTTTAATTCTCCCAAGAGTTGAGAAGCAATAGTTGCAATAGTTGATTGCTTTTCACTTGTAAAGAATAGCGGGTTTTCAGTAACGATATAGGCGTTTGTGCCTGTTCCTGCCACATAACCTATATCATCAAATGTGCTTTGTATCTACACTTTGTCTATTGGTTCAATCTCATAATCAGACATTGTAAGTTTAATATACTTACTGTTATCTATTACTACGGTTGTGCTTGTGTAAGCCTTATAGGTAATATTGTTTGTTTGTGATAAATCGGCAATGAAATTCACATTAAGGATTTGTGCGATATATTGTAAAATTTGCCGATAAGTAATATTGCTTGTCATAAAGTTATTGTAGACTGTATAGCTTGCTCTATTAAGGCTTGCTATTGAAGAAATACTTAATCCTACTTTATTTCCCATACTATTTATCATTCTTGTTAAAGTAATAGGATAAGAAAGAGTAGATACCCAAGCATCGGCTACTTCATCCAATAGTGAAATACAATCATAGGCGGTTAAGGTTGCCTTATTACCTCTCTTTGAAATATCTTTGATATAGTATGTGCCTTTGTAAGCATAATCGGCTTCACCGCTCATCTAGCAATACCAATCAAACGCCTAATCTATATAAGTTTCGGCTTTGCCATCAGCATTGTCTATTGTAAATTTGATAGACGCAGAAGCGACAACGCCATACACAAAATCATTTTCATTATTGATTTCCTATTGGAATGTGACACCACCATATAAGTTAGCATCCAATAGAGTAAGATTAAGGGTGTTGCTAATTAATTTGTTTTTCAAGCCGTTTCACCGCCTATTTCTTCTGCTTTGAAACTAACACCACTCCACAAGCCATTAAGCAGAACGCCATTAAACAAGGTGCTGTTTGTGCTTTTGGTATGTGCCTATATCGTCTTTTCTCCTGCTATCGGGTCATAATAGGTTAGATTATAGGTTTTACCAGCAACGGCGTTTAAAACGGCTGCTACAACCTCCTGCGTTGTTGTTGGAAGTGTAATAGTAATTGTTCTTTTTCTATTATATACATAGTTGTAATGATAAACACCATCATCTGTCATGCCGCTATCATCGGCTTCTAATCCCGCAATGCTTACTTTACAACTTTTTACGTCATATTCAGTATTACCAATTTTAATTTTACCTTTTGTTAGTGCCATTGTCGCACCTCCTTGAAATAAGAGGGGTAATAAATACCCCTCCTGTTATACTAATAATGGTTTGCCTGTTCTACGTCTATATTCATTATTGCCTCTTGCGGCGGCATTAGCAATCACATCATCACCAATAGACAAAGAAGTGTCTTTATCTTCGATTGCCTGAATTAATTGCTGTGTTGTCTGAATAAGCGTAGAAATAATATCAGAATTGCCGTTTCTAAAGGCGGTTTCCAATTTGTTTTGGCTATCAATTTCTAATCCAGTAGCATCAGTTAATGTAGGCGTAATTGAAGCACGCAATCTTACATTGCTTAACCCCATATCACTTTCTACTTCTGGAACTTCAAGATTAGGATTAAAGGCAGCTTCAACAGCCGTTCCCATATCTTTAACTGCATCAGTAGCATATTTGATGTTATCGGTAATGCCTTTACCTAAACCCATTGCTAAGTATTTACCATCTTCGGCGGTTAATTTTGAAGGTGAAGCAATACCAAAGAAACCCTTGATAGCACTCATTACATCATCTACCCAACCGCTGATTTTATCTTTAAGCCATCCTGCGGCGTCTTTAATGCCTTGCCACAAGCCTTTAACCAGATTTAAACCTGCTTCTGCCATATTTTCAAAACCATCATTGATTGCTCCCAATATAGAACTAAGGATTTCAGCAACAGCTTTTAATATCTCAATTAAAATTTTAGGTAAGTTTTCAACCAAAGCGACAAATAGCTTTACGCCACATTCAATAATTTCTGGTAAATGCTCTAAAATTGCTTGAATAATACCATTAATTAAATCAGGAAGTGCTGCTGCTATTCCGGCAATAATATCCCCGATATTTTGAATTAAAGCAATAAATAACTATATACCACATTCAATAATTTTCGGAAGTAGTGTTAGTATTCCGTCTATAATACCATCAATCAGTTCTGGAAGTGCTTCACTAATTGCTTCAATAATATCAGGCAATGCTTCTATTAATGCTGTCATTAATTGAATATAAGCATCAATTAGCATTGGGATTGCTTCAATGATAAAGTTAATAATTCCCTCTATTAGTTGCGGTAATGCTTCGATTATTTGCGGAAGTGCCTAAATCAATGCTTCATTGAATGATAACACAAGTGTTAAGAACGCCTGTAAAAACTGCGGCAAATTATCTATGATTGCTTGAACCATTGTAATTAACCCATCAACAATAGATTGTGTAATTGTTGGAAGGTTCTATGCCACCACTTCAATTATCTAATTGAAACAAGATACTACTGCTTCTATTAGTGTTGGCAAGTTCTCTGTTATACCTTCAATAATTTGATTTAATCCTTCAAGAATCGCTTCAATGATTGTTGGAAGATTTTCAGCCAATGCTTCAATCAACTACATTAAAATATCGACTGCGGCATCAATTAATGTAGGCAACAGTTCAGGCAGAACCGCAATAATACTATCTACAATACTCATTACAGCGTTTATGAACTCTGGAAGGATTGTATTTAATAGGTTCGGCAACGCTTCTACAATTACTGGTGCTAAACCGCTTATCAGTTTGCCGACACCTTTTAAAGCAATCTCTATTCTTGGTAAAATGTTTTCTCCAAAAGTAGAAACACTCTCAACAAGATTATTAATCAATGTATCAAAGTCTGCGTTTTCATCGGCAATGCCAACAAGCATATTCTGCCACGCTGCTTTCATTGCTGCGGCACTACCTTGAATAGTTGTGCTTGCTTCTTTGGCTGTCGTGCCTGTTATGTCTAATTCCTCTTGGATAACGTGAATAGCTGAATATACGTCATTAAGATTAGAAATGTCATAGTGAATACCACTTAATTTTTCAGCATCTTCAAGCAGACGCTCCATTTCCTACTTCGTTCCGCCATAGCCTAATTTTAGGTTATCCAACATTGTATAATTTTGTTTTGCGAAACCCTGATAGGCGTTTTGTATGCTTTCCATAGATGTTCCCATCTTATTAGCATTATCAGCCATATCAGTTATAGCCATATCTGCTATTCGTGCTGCTTCTTCTGTATCGCCGCCAACGCTCTATAACAAACTTGCGGAGAACCCTGTGACTGTTTCCATATAATCATTAGCCGATAATCCAGCAGTCTAAAAGGCGTTAGCCGCATATTCCTAAACAATTCCCGCACTATCTTTAAATAGCGTTTCTACACCGCCTACAAGTTGTTCATAGTCGGCATAACTTTCAACGGCTGATTTCGTTATAGCGGCTGCGGCTGTTGCTCCTGCGGCTACGGCGGCGGCACTAAATTTACCTACGGCTGAAACCGCAGAACTCATAGCATTTTTTAAACCGGAAGTTTCGCCTGTTATCTTTACTACCAATTCTTCTAATGTCATTGGCTGTTAAACCTCCTTCTGATTATGCTTTTCCGCATAATCAAGCATCTATTCTTTATAATATATCCAACTATTATCTATTGTATCTTTTGGAAGTTCTTCTTCAAATACATCTGGATATAGTTCCTATAAAGTAGGCAGTTGTTTGCCATTATTTGCTCTGTTCGTAAAGATTGAAGTTAATAGTGCTATCTAATAATTATCGTGTAATCTTTCTTTCATCTTCAACTCTTGGTTTTCTCTATATGTGTTGATTAAATCAACGATTTCACCATATGTATAATTCCAAAAGTCAAAGATATTAATATCACATTTAAGTGCAGTTTCATATAATGTATTAAATAGTTCCATAAAAGTTAAAGGCGAAGTAGAATTACTTACTTCGCCTGTTGAGCGTTTTTTGAGTTATCAATCTCTTTGAAGAAACCGCTTACTTTGAAAATTTCAACAATAATAGGAATAAGTTCAATCAAGGTATTACCTTCATCGACAAATTCATCATAAATAGCATAAGTATCATCAAGTGAAATATTATGCTCTAATGCTTGCAGGCTTGCGTGAAGTATCATAATAATATCTTCTACTTTTGGAAGTTCATTAGACTTCTGTATTTCAGTAAAAACGTTAAGTGGGTTCTAACCCATTCTACGTTCCAAATCTACACAAGCCTTTGCCGTTAAACGGCATTTATATTCTTTATCACCAACATTAAGAACAGTATATAACATAATCATAATCTCCTTTATAATAAAAAATAGGGGATGTTTTAAACATCCCCTTTAAATTCAAGATGGATTAGTGACTTCGATTTCACTATTAAGAGCGATGTTTGCCGTAAAGGTAAGAGCAGCGTTCACAGAAGCAGCATCTAAAGAACAGCTAACTTCGCCAGTAAATCCAAAAGTAGTGTTATCAGGGAATGTAATCTTAAAGTGATTAATGCCAGTCAAACCTTTTAACACACGGTAATTAGAAGTTTCAGTGCTATTATCGTAAAGGAACTTAAACGCCAAATCACCATAATCAACTAAACCATTAATATATTTCTTATTCGCGTCTGCAAGGCAAGTCACATCAACTTTTTCAGGAGTGCCGCCAAGAGAAGGAATTTCCTATAAGTTGCTAACTTCGGTATAAGCAGTGCCATTAGCACTATATTCAAACTTAATACCCTTTGAAAGTAATCCTTGTGCCATATTCAAAAATCTCCTTTATTATATTTTTTCATAACCCATTGCTTCATATCTCATAATGATTTCTAATTGAGATATTCCAACAGACAACTCATTAATAGAAGTTCTCTTGAACCCCTACTTTCTCATTACATCATCAATCGCAACGGCTTTAGGCATCAATGCAGCAAGACTATTACCCCATAATTTAATATTGTATGATAATCTGCTATAAAACAAATTATCTCCTTCGGCTTCTGCTGCATTGTTATTTTCAATAAATGTAATACAAGGAGTTTCAGTAGAACTATCTACAAATAATTCATAATAGACAGGTAAGCCAACTTTTTCTAACTCTTGTTTTAAGGTTGGTTTATAATCAATCATAAATTTTGAACTCCCTTCTTCAATTCTTCTCTAAACAACTGGATAATCTCTTTGCGGTTTTCATCTAATGCCGGATTTAAAAATGGCTGCGGCTTCTAGCCTACTGTGCTATGCCAATGTCCTTCGGCATCTTGATAACTCCATTTGTCTTGTCTGCCTGTTCCTTCACTTGAAAAAATGCCTGTGCCTATTTCAACATAAGGTGCGTATTCAGTATTAGTGCCTACAACGGCTTCTGTTCCCTCTACTTCGTGTGTAATAGAGTTTCTCAACTAACCCTTATCAACAGGACACTTCTTTTTAGCATCATTTTCAACCAAGATACAAGCCTTATTAAGAACTTCGTCTAAATCGATATTATCCAGCTTTTCTAATTTCTTTAGTAATTTATCTAAATTTTCTATCTAAGCCATTATTACACCTTCTTCATAAGAATCTAGTGTAATCTTCCAGAAGGAATAACATAAAGCACATTGTAAGTAGCACCATCTATAATAATCTGGTTTTCGTCTGTAATTGAACTATCTTTTGTTAAGCCGATATTCGTTACTTCATTATAGCGAATATCACTAACATTAGATTGTGAATATACCTTTACATACATTTCAACTGTTCTATTGGTGCTGCCTAATGTGCGTTTCTAGCCGTAGGCATCAGTTCCAGTAGTGAAGGAAATTACTGAAACTGATTTTAATTCGCGGTTGAACGTCATAGGATAATTAACTTCCTTTTGGCTTTCAACGCACGAACAATGGGAGCAGGGTAATCTTCGGTATAGTTGAAACTAACACCGCTATATCCTTCACTACCTAACCCCTCTGTGCCAAGGCGATTATAATTATATACAACAATCTTAACGATTGTGGTATTAAGTTCATCAACGCAATCTAAATGCGTATATGCCATTACTTCTTCTATGGCTTGTTCGATAAGAAAAGTTAGCAAATCATTTTTGGAGTTATCTGTAATCCCTAATAATAGTTTTACTTTCTCTAACATATTTGCTAACCTCCTATTGGTTTAATTACGCCTTTGCTTCTGTAATGCTGGCAATCTTGGTAGCATCAGCAAGAGCGACAAGGTAAGTGGCACGAAGATAAACGCTGTTCTTACGGGTATCAGGGTTTCTATCTGGTTCAACTTCAACGTCTTTCTTAACAAATAGTTTAACAGCTTCCTTAGTCATAACAAAAGCCTTATCGGTTAAAGCCTTGGTAGCGATAACAGGAATACCGCAGATAGTGCCAACCTAGCCATTATAGATAACCTGTCCCATCATAGCAGACTTGTAATCTTCATCCTTGCGTAAAGCAGCTTTCCACTTGTTAGGGATAAGAATGAATAGCTGGCTTTCATCTTCAAGGTTAAGAGTGCTGATAGCATCAACAATAGTATCATAGTTGAGTGCTCCACCCTTTGCGAAAGTAACGCCAAGAGTAACGTCAGAACCAGTAATAGCAGAAATGAAATCAGAAGTCATTTTGTTAGTCATAACCTGAACAGCACCCTTCATCATACCATCAACGATATATGGGTCTTTCATAGCTTCTTCATCAGTGTAATCATAAGCCTGTTGGCAGAGTTTAACAGTGTAATCCTTGCCAGTGTAAGAAATGCTACCACGTTTAGCGGCAGTATTGCCAACGCCGTTAGCTAATTCTTCTGCTTCACCAGTGTAGGTGTAAGTATTAACGGTTTTCTTCATACCAGCACTTTCAGCTAGTTCATTATCAATCGTCATTAAAGAACGAGTATTAAGAGCAGTAGTAAGTAAATCCTTAGCTACGCTTTCTACAACAAAATTATTATATACTGTGTTTGCCATTGTAATAATCTCCTTTATTATTTAAATAGTTGTGCAAATAATTCAGGATTGTTATTAAGCAAGTTCTATCTTTCAATGATACTCATTTTCTTAGCCTGCTCCTTTGTGATTGCTTCATCAGGCGGCAGGTTCTTCTTTGGTGCGGAACTACCTAAACGCTTTTCAACCTCTCTCTTTACACTATCCTTAAATGCCTTTTCCAAAAGGCGAATGTTAGAGTTCATCGTTTCAGCATCTTCCGCAATTACAAAATCAACTAAGCTTAATGATAATCCTTTATCTGCTAGTATCTGACTAGCGGTATTTTTATTTTCTGCTAGAGCAAGTGCCTTTTCTTTTTCAGCTATTGCCTTTTCTCTCTGCTCTAACTCATATTGAAATTTTTCAGATTCATTCATCTACGCAAGTTTTTGTGCTTCCTTAATCTTGGCTTCATTGTTTTTTGCCTGTTTCTTTAATGCCGAAGTAATACGTCTATCTACTTCTGATTGAAGCATCTTGTCAACTTCTTCTTGCGTATAAGTCTTTGTTTCAGTTCCAGTAGTAGAAGTATCAGTAGTAGTAGTATCTACGCCTGTGTTCTGATTGTTTAAATTTCCATCCATAATAATTAACCTCCTAAGTTATCGCGATTGCCGCAATCCCTTTTCATAAATTATATAAATTAAGTTTGGCTTTTCAGCCACCCTTCACATAGATATAAAAAACAGAACAGAGTATTTTAACTACTCTGTCCTGTCTTTGAAAAATTTTTTATTCTTCTTTTGGTTGCTTATTTTGCTTATCTTGAATTGCCAGCATAACTAAGTATCTACCCATTGACAAGCCTAGGCTTTCTGCCTTTTCTTGTATCATCCGCTTTTCATCTTCGGTAAGTCTGATTTGAAATACTGCCGTCTTTGTAGCCATTACACAACCTCTTTACTATCCAGATAGCAACTATCAGGACACAAATCTATTTTGTTATCCCATACGACATTACTATCTATGTTAGGGTTCTTATCCCAAGCTACACAGCCGCAATCATCAATATAGACACGCTTAAATACTTCCATTGGCTTTAAGCAAGCAAACACACCGTCAAGCGGTTTAACGTCATACAAGCGTTTTTCGCCGTTGTTATACTCCAATAGCAAAGTATAATCATCATTCGCTTTTACGCCTACAAGACGTTTCCTGCCGTTCTTAAAGTATTCTTCTACTCTTGGTTCAAGCATTATTTTACCCCCTTTAGGCATAGCAAGATTGAACCGTTTATTTCAACGGTTCAATCGGGAACAAATCTTGCTTCTGTTCGGCTAACTGCCAGTTCTCTAACAGTTCTTCTTGGTGAAGTGCTGTCCAGCCTAATAACATCTTTAACTGCTTGTTCGGCAAGCTGCCTTCAAGCACTTCAATGTCATTAATTGAAATAGCAACTTCATCAGAACCATACTTTGCGTGAAAATGCGGCGGTTGGTGTTCTCGCCAGTTCATATAGATTTTGATACCACGGAAAATACAGATTGTAGGCATATAAGCAACCTCCTTAATTACAATACCATTATAGCAAATTGTAATTACAGTGTCAATACCTTATTGAGATTTTTCTTCTAATTCATTGATTTTTTTACGCCATTCTTGTCGTTGTACTTTTACTTCGGCGTATTCTTCATCAGTAAGCCAACCTTCACTATATTTGATTGCCTTATAATCAGTCTGTGTAAGTTTTTGTTTCAAATCATAGATTTGTTTATTTATCTTTGCCATTTCATCTACTTTAATTTCTTCTACTGTTGGAGTTCTACGCTTGATAGTAAATTTACCATCAACAACAGCATAATAAGAATATCTATCAGGTAATGGCTATTTGCGTTCCTGTTCCGTTATCTCAATATAAGGAGTAGTGTCTTTTCCAAAGGAGATAACTTTACCAGTGTTTATATCGTAATTTACCTTAATCATTTGATTACCTCCTTTTAAGTTTTATAGCAGATATATTCTATATTCCAACTTGAAGCATTATTTAACTCTATAGATGAGCCATTGTAATTAATATAGCCGCTACCAATATTATCGATACTCCATGGCACTGCGTAGAACCTTTGAATATCACTTCCAAGGGTACTATCTCCAAAGTTATAATAGAAAGTTGTGCGTCCAGAACTTACATTATTGCTTAAAAATTCAATTACTAATTCTTTGGCATTATATAAATTACTATCACTTGAGTCTGTTGTAATATTCCAAGGCTTGATATAATCACCAATATTATCACTGGTAATGGCAGCCGCATATTGGTTTGAACTACCCAACAGAGCATAGGACAACATTAAACTAAACTAGCTACTTACAACATTCAAATTAGAATCGCAAGTAACAGTATAAACCTTTACTACATTATCTGTTCCGCCATTCAGATTAGCAACTATAAATCCTCGATTACCACCAATACTCATCATTCTAATAACAGTCAACCCATCAATAGACATATAGATATTCTTTCCTGTAATTACTTCCTTCAAATGTGCCTTATCCTCACCAGTAAAAGTCTGAGAACTTGAAAACGCATAACCGCTTACTCCTGCACCACCTGAGCCACCAGAAGGAGTAAAATCAATAGTAGTATCATCTTTTTTAGTAAGCGTTAAAGTATTTCCGCTTACAGAAGCGTCTTTAATATACTTCTGCGGTTCACTACCACCTGAACCGCCTACACTACTAATAACACCATCACTAATAGTAATTGTGCTACCATCGACTTTCACGCCGCCAAGAGTAGAAGTAGAAGCAGTAGGAAGTGTGTAAGGTGCGGGAATATCGGTTTTCTTTGCGTATTCAATTAATGATTGATGTTCGGTTAAATATCCTGCGTCATTGGTAAACGCAGAAACTTTAGTTGGCACTGTTGGAATATCAATTTCGGCAATCTTATCATCAACATAAGTTTCTGTTGCTAATCCAGTAGTAGAAGGAATAGTAGGCTTATCAATTAAGTCATTATAAGAACCAGTCTTTGCTACCTGTGCCAAGTCTGCGGTTTTCGCATATCCTTCTAAACTCTAATGTTCAGTCAAATAACCTTTATCATTTTCCAATTCACTAACCTTTGTTGGGACTTCTGGAATGACGATAGCAGCCACTTTTTCATTTACATATGCTTCACTGGCTAACCCCTCTACACTTGGAATAGTAGGCTTATTAGATAAGTCGTTATAATCGCCGCTTGTAGCCACATTTGCGAAGTTAGGCTTGTTCTATATCTTACTCCAATCTACACTATCTGCTGTGCCGCCACCAGTTGCCGAAAGAACGCCGTTTGTAATAGATAAGCCACTACCTACTTTCACACCACCTAACGCCGTAGTAGACGCAACAGGCAGTTCATAGGGTTCAGGAATAGAAGGTTTACCTGATAAGTCATTGTAAGAACCAGAAGTAGCAACAGTAGATAAGTCTGCGGTTTTGGCATAATTACTTAAATCAACCTTTGCGGCTGCTCCTTCTTCAATCTCATTAATTTCAGCCGTAGTAAAGTAATCGACACCCTTTACAGGTGTTTTTCCATCTTTACCATTCGTGCCGTTTATACCATCAATACCATTTCTTCCGTCTGTTCCTTTCAGACTGGCTAACCAATCTGCTTCAGAACCTTCATAGCCTGCTTCTACTGCTAACTGGTAAGCACTCTTACCATCTTCGCCTTTAGCACCTACTTGAACCTTTTCTGCAATTTCATCTTTGATTTCAGTTATTTCAGCATCAGTAAAATAATCAACGCCTTTAACTGGTGTTTTGCCATCTTTGCCAGGTATGCCTTGTTCGCCGGGTTCGCCTTTGTAATAATCAACGCCTAATCCCAATTCGGCATTAATACTTTCTTGCTCTTGGAGAATACCATAAAGTTCAATCATTGTGTTACCTCCTCACCAATTTCAAAATTAGAGATAGGAACAATAGTATAGATATTGCCGCCAAATGTAGTTAATTGAATATCATAAACATAATTTCCAGTAGTAAGAGATTTAGTATCGGTTGGAACTAAATTAATAACTCCATTTTCTGCGGTTTTGCTAAATGCTACATCACTGTTCGCGGTTTTTCTTACGGTTAATGTAATAGTGTCATCGTCAAACAACTGTCTTGTCTAACCGTTGGCTTCTATGATATTCACTTTAAAAGAAGCATTATCTCCTTTTGTAAGTAATATCTTATTTGTTTTCTTATTTATTCTAAACATTACATT